AAATTTTCGGAGTGGAGCCGCTGTTCGGCCACAAGAGCGGCAAGAACTCCAAAACGCAGTGGATGTGTTTTATGAAAAATTAAACACAAAAGATAACCAACCATGAAAACACTTTATCTCTGGGTTTCAGACAAAGGCTGGACACCCTTTCAGTACAATGAACTTTCTGAATTAGCCGCCGAATTTGAGGCGCGCAATATCAAACTGGGCGACAGGTGCGAACTGGGCTACGGGTGCGAACTGGGCGACGGGTGCAAACTGGGCGACGGGTGCAAACTGGGCTACAGGTGCAAACTGGGCTACGGGTGCGAACTGGGCGACGGGTGCGAACTGGGCGACGGGTGCAAACTGGGCGACGGGTGCGAACTGGGCGACGGGTGCGATGTTCCGAAATCGCTATTTATCAGCGCATCTCGTCATACAGTATCCTATTGGGGTGAGGATGTTATTCAAATAGGCTGCAAACGCTACACCATTTCCGAGTGGCAGAAGCATTTCCGAATAATTGGCGAGGCCGAAGGCTATAGTCCCGAGCAGATGGAGGAATACAAAGGGTATATAGACCTGATCGCCACCATGCACAAGACGTGGAAGGTTGAGAAGGTAAAGGACAAATAACAGCACGAGGTGTGTAGCTCAAAGGTAGAGCGGTGCAGGGATGCGAAATAGAAGCACAGAGGTTGAAAGACCTTGCATTTCCGGGCGCAGGTTGCAGGTTCGAATCCTGCCGCACTTCCAAGATAGCCACCGCATAGGTGAGGGGTTTGATTGCTGGCACTAACCCCGCCGCAAGGCAAAAGCAATTTCTGTGTTCTTTGACACATTGATACACGAGAACCATCCGAGCGGATGTAAAACCCGGCGAGCGACTTGGCGCAGAAGGGCTGGCAACAGATAAATACCAATGAACGAGCGATGACCCGGAGTAATCCGGAGAGCCGTATTGATTATTACGCCTGGTGTGGCTTGACTGCCTATCCAGGCTCTATGGCAGACCTTGCGCACCGTTCTTTCAGCAGTGGGTTATTTCATTTTAGGCGTGAGGTCTGCATCTTGCCCGCGTGCGTTTTTCGGTGGCGCAGTTTTGAAATGGAGTTTAAAGTTACAGTGCGCGCGGGCTTATTTGCAACACCTTAAAACAATTATACTATGGAGAAGAACACTTTGAGGAAGAGGAGATTTCTATGCTTCGACCTGACGCCCAGGTGGAAAATGTGGAAACGGATCGAAGACCTGGAGGTGCGGCTTGCTACATGCCTTTGCGAGCGCAATGAAGCGGATGGACGCCTTATCGAGCGGGAACACGAGGTATTGGCGCTCACTCAAGCACGTGATACCCTGTACAAGCGCATCGACGAACTGGAAGGCAGGCTCAGGAAATTCGACCGTACCCGTGGGAAAAGCGGCAAATACATCAAAGGCCATGAAACACGATCCTCAAAATAAAATTCTGGCCTATCTCAAGGCCGGCGGCAGGCTGACTGTTCGCAAGGCTGAGAGGCTGTACCACACAACGGAGCTGCGCCGGATCATCAGTCGGCTCCGGAAAATGGGATATTCCATTTGCTCGAACAAACAGAGGGCCGTTACGGAAGACGGACGGCCGACACAGTTTAACGAGTACTATATGCCACAGGTAGCGGATTCCTGCCAATAATCCGCAAATCGCATTTTAAGTTTGGTATTTGCCATTGGCCTGCTGTGAAGCACGCGGATGGTGTGCCGTCGGCATTAAAGCCCTACGCGGTGGCGTGGGTGAGTGGAGATGTCGGCGGCATTTATTGAGCTATGGTGTAATGGTTAACACACCGCCCTTTGGAGGCGGTACTCCCGGTTCGAATCCGGGTAGCTCAACGGGGTTCTAGCCCTAATGTTGTGAGTTTGATCGGGCGCTTGGGCGTCTGTCACAACGGAAGCTGACAGAGGGTATATCCCTCGACAATCCGAGGCTGCGTGAAGGAAGTAGCAAGGCCGAGGCGGGCTAAGCCCACGAAACGGGAGATAAAGAACGCAAATCGGCGGCGCGAAGCACAGTAACGCCGCCACCGCGGGGGCAGTAAGAAGCCCCCGCTTCTTTTGGATACAATCAAACGACCATGAATAAATATCTTCAAGAGCTCAAAGACAAAGGACTGGTGCCTTTACGGCTCGACAACAACACGGTGCTTTGGGTTACACCCGACAAGGCCAATGAGAAGTACAAAACACGCTACCTCAAGAATGCCGAGAGGTCGCGGAGGATGGCATTGAATTTGGGGTGAACCCTAAAAAAAGTGGAGTGTCCTACCACTCCACGGGCGGCATCTGTTTACGCTGCGCTATCAACAGGCACCCATATACAAAAGGCCTTGGCCTTTTTGGGATATATTACCTTCCCATTTTTACGGATGTACTTGCAAAATACGAGTTTATACAGCTTACCGCCTTTGGACTTAAGAGATTCCATGAAAACACCTCCTTTCTTTGCGGCCTTGCGGCCAATTAACGTCTTGCATCCTACTGCAAGACAAAACCCGGTAGTAGGATACCGGGTCTTTTAGAACTTGTCTTTGGAATAATTTGAAAAGCCGATGTTATTCCTTCATCTCTTAAGTCCGCTACAAATATAAGTGCATTGAACTACACATGCAAGATGTATAAGAATTATCACCGTTTGATATATGGCGATATAGGTAAAATTTATTTTGCAGATTCGAAATGACAACCAAACAAATAAAGTCGGTAATAAAGAAATTTCCGCATAGTGAAGTCCGAGTGCCTTTCACTTACCATCATGACTATTTGCGTGGGAACTGCCCAGCTCTCGCCGGATGGTCGAGGGCAGATATAGCAAACTCTACCGTTAAATTCGACAATAAAGAACTTTATGCGCTTGCTCTTCTTCAGATAATAGATGAAACATATCCATGTGATATTGTCATCACTGCATTTACTGACGAAGATAGGGCTATTATCCGAGAATGTACAACGCTGGCAAAAGAAAGAGTGGCTTTTTATAATAGGAAGTTTGCAAATGTCAAATAATATTTTGCAGATTCGGAATGAATTCGTATATTTGCCTTTGCCAAAGACTCGCGGTAACGCGATTACAAGTACATACGAACGTTTTCTGAGACGTGTCCCTGTTGCACTTCTACTTCGCGTAGTCGTGGGTCTTTGGCGAGATTAGGGGGCGCGTCTCTCTTTTTATCATAGTGTATAACAAACTTGTGTTCAACATGCCAAAGACCAACACGAGTTGCAAAACGGGGAATAAAAGTACCCGTGCAACGCATCGCACCTGCTTTTACAGGTGTCATCTGAAAGCCAATCGTCCGATGTTCTCTTCGGACAAAGTCGATTACACCAACGTTATCCGCGCCACGTGCGAGGAGCATGCTTTAGGCTGTTTCCTTGCTCAGTTCCGCGTGCTCTATCCCGCGTATGCTGTCGTTGTCGGCACCATACTCGTAAGCCGGGTATTCCCCTCCAAGTCCAACCGTTAAAACAGGCCGCTATGGCACATCTTATCACCTTGTTGGCGTTCATCGCGCCGATTGCCGTGGTATTCGGCTGGGTGCTATCCAATCAGCACCGCGCAAAGGAGATTGGAAAATTGCTAACCTCAATATTCGAAAGCCATGAATGAGTTTACGGAAATCACGGTTAAATGCGTGTGGACGACGATAAAGGGGCGCATTTGGCGAGCCCAATACCGCCTGCGGTCAAAGGCTGTCCGGATACAATCCAAGGCCATCTACCGAGCATTGAAGAACGAGAACAAGCCCCGTATTTACCGGGTTGAAATACGATAGCTCATGGACACGCAATATTACACGACTACCACGTCCCCGGTGCTGACGTTCGAAGAGTATTATGATATTCCGAGCGAACATATAACGGGTCAGCGGACGCCATTCTCCCAGAGGGCCAGAACGCTGATGGAGGTAGACCTAAAGTTGATTTATCGGGCTATCCGCGAAGCCATTCAGAAGGATATGCGCGGTGACGAAGACAAGCGGGTCTATACGGTGGCCTACAAAATATACGACATCAAAGCGATCCATCACTACGAAGTCCACGAAGAACAAGGTGGTGACAGCTATATGGATATTTGCGAGACCTATTTCAAAGTAGACCGCGATACCATCGAAATCATCGAGGTCAAGGATATCGACGGTGGCATGCACGCCGGGCAGTTGCACCGGCTAAAAGAATACGGAGAACAAAACAACTTATAACCATGGGAATCTATAGCAAACTGCTGGAAATCCAGAGGAGCGTCAGGGCGTTGCTTCCGAATGCTGATGGAAATAATTACAAGTACATCAGCGGTTCGAAAGTACTTGGCATCGTCCGTCCCAAGATGGACGAACTCGGTGTGATCCTCAAAACGGAGGTTCTCGACATCACAAATATCCGTCAGGATTATACCGTAGGCCGGGATCAGCGACCTAAATCCGAAATCCTATCGAGTGTAAAGATGCGTTTCACTTGGATTGACGTGGAATCCGGAGAGAAGGATGTATGCGAATGGAGCGCCAACGGGCAGAATGATTGGGACAAAGGTGTAGGCTCGGCAATGACCTACGGGGAGCGTTATTTCATTCTCAAATACTTTCATATAGCCACTGATGAAGATGACGTAGACCGGCTGCCTCGGCATGAGGATGTCGGCCCGGCTTCCAAGCCTACGCTTACTGACGAATTGCTGACTTTGGACTTGTTCGAAGAGATAATCAAGGCTAAGGAAAACGCCAAAGGAGCCAATAAGCGATTCTCATTAGTCGGATTCTTGGAGTCCAAGTATATCGTCGATCAAGAAATGCTTCCGAAAGTCAATGTCAAAGTTACCGAATATTACAATTTAACGAGGGAAAATAAAGCATGAATCAGCAGATAACACTATTCGGAGATACGGCATCCATTGCCGATCTCGCGGGCAGGGCCATCAGCGCCGTCGTAAATGGCGACATCAGCCCTATCGAGGCGCATATCCAGATCAGCCGCATGGAGAATGCGATCAAGCAATTCAAGGACGATACGCAGGTGCGTGATATCACACTCCGCGAACTGTCTAAATATGGCAAATCGCACCAGTTCGGGGACTGCCGGCTGGAGGAGGCCGAATCGGGCGTAAAATACGACTATTCTATGTGCGGCGACAGCAAACTGCGAGATATGTATGAAACGCTTGAAGCTTTAAAAGTGGACATCAAAGAGCGGGAGATGATGCTGCGCAGTATGCCTGCATCGGGCTTGGCGGATCCGGAGACGGGGGAAGTGTTGTTCCCGCCCGCCAGGTCGAGCAAGACTATTATCAAGACTACTTTTAAAAAACCACTGCAATGAATGTATCCAATTCCGATATGCGCAGGGTGATTCGGGCGATTGATATGCTTCGTCCGCTCCCTGAACAATCCACGCGCGAGTGGGATGCCATCCGCAGGTTAAAAATATTCGCCAAAAAACAACAACGAAAATATGGTAAACAAGGTCATCATCATCGGGAATGTAGGTTCTGATCCCGAAGTTCGTGTATTGGACGGGGGCGCCAAGGTTGCCAGCCTGAGTGTGGCGACGACCGACCGTTACACCGACAGGCAAACAAAAACCGTAAAGGAGATAACGGAGTGGCATCATGTGGTGGCGTGGCGCAATACCGCGGATATCGTGGATAAATACGTGAAGAAGGGGGCGCAGATTTACGTCGAAGGTCGGTTGCGAACCCGCGACTATACCGACCGAGATAGCATCAAACGATACATCACGGAGATCATGGCCGATACGGTCAGGATTTTGGGGCGCAGGGAATCCCAGGCTTCATGCACCTCTACTACCTCCCAAATGCAATCTGACCCCGACGATCTTCCCTTCTAAGCCATGGATACATCTGAACTTAAAGAGATCGAGGAAATGCAGCTCTTCATTGAAGCAGAACCGCCTACTGAGCCGCAGGCAATTTCACAGCGCATGTCAGAACTGAGTGTGCGTATGGCGCGTAGCGGCTATCTCCTGTCGAAGGCGAAATACGAACAGGAGTTGGCGATGCTGAAAGCCTCCCGGCTGAAAGACCTGATACCTCTGGCGCCGAGTATCCAAAAAGAAATACTTCGGGCGTCCTGTGCCGAGGAGAACAAGGTCGTTAACATGCTCGACAGGATCAACCGCACGTGTGTCCATCAAGTAGACATACTACGTACGCAACTGAGTTTCGAGAAGGAGCAGATGCGCCAAATAGGCTATAACGCATGACAGATTTAGAACGGGAATACGACCGTGTTTTCAGCCTTTTTATACGTCATCGAGACTGTCCGGGTGGGCGAGGTTTCTGCATCACCTGCGGGGCGCCCATAGTGCCTGAAACATGCGATTGCGGGCACTATATAGACCGAGCTCACAGGTCTACGAGATGGGACGAAAGGAATTGTCACGCCCAATGCAGGGTTTGCAACAGGCATTCTGCTGGTCGCATTGGAGTTTACCGCCAAGTACTGATCCGAAAATACGGACTTGCAGTCGTTGAAGAACTTGAACGCAGTAAGCACAGCGTATTCAAAATGTCGAGGTCGGAGATGTCCGATAAGATCAATTATTACAAACGATTAATTCGCAATGTGTAACACTTCAAATAACAGTTGGATTAAGATGTACCGCAGCTTCCTCGATTGGGAGTGGTATCCGGATACGAACTGCGTACGGCTGGCATTGCATTTCATTTTGAAGGCAAATTACCGGGCCAAGAAGTGGAAGGGTTTAATCATTGACCGCGGACAATTGGTAACCAGCAGAGGACAGCTGTCCGAAGAGACAGGACTTTCGGAGATGCAAATACGCACCGCAATAGACAAGCTGGATAATTGCGGGTTTATAACCAAGTCGGGAACACGCAAATATACTATCATAACTGTCTGTAATTATGACTTATACCAACAAGCACAGGATGGTTTTGATAATGGTTGTCAACCAACAGATAACCAACAAACAACCAGCAAACAACCAACAGATAACCAACAAATAACCACAACTAAAGAATATAAGAAAGAAAGAATAGAAGAATATACACACACACTGGTAGATACTAAAAAGGGGGTTGTAGGGGGAAAAGAGACGGAGGCCGTGGAACTCATAGAATGGATCGCCACGAACGCGCCATGTATTGCTTCGATGCCCGAGCCCATAACTGCAGCACAGGCCGTGTGGCTGTTGCAGGACTACAACGTGAAAGATATTCGCCGATTGATAGCTACCATGCAAAGCAAGCAGGCATACCTCAAACACACGAATGCCTATACGGCTTTTGTCAGTTACGCAAAACTCGACAAGGCGCTTAAGGATGGCGGGCCGCCAAGTGTGCAATCCGGGGAAAAGTATTACACACGGGATGAAGCAATGGCCTACATTCGATTCCGTCGTTTGGGCGGCTTTCTTAAAGATAATTTCACTCTTGAGCGTGTGAATGGGGTGTATTTGTGGCGCTTGAAAGCCCCAGTCCCCTCAGTTAACCTTTAACGAATAAAAGATGGATAACAATCAAATAATGAGTTGTCAAGAAGAGTATATTTCTCGGATAAAACATGAGCTTTTGGGATTTTTTACCACGGATCAAGTATGCCGTATTGTTGAATCCCTCTTACTTGTTTGCTCAGATTATCGTATTGAAAAACATTCAACCTCTATAGTTTCGTATCAACCGGAATGTATTTCCGAAGCACAATTTGTCGTTCAGAATTTTTTAGTTGCCAAGTCGGTCGAAGGATTCAGTCCTCGTTCAATAGCGTATTACCATCAAATTTTAAAGCAGTTTTTCGCCTCGACGACCACCCAGTTTCCGAATCAATCACTTAAATGCATCAGTTCGGATGTTGTGCGGTGGTATTTGGCCATGCGTAGTGTTTTGGGCAAAGTCAGTAAAGTGACACTGAATAATGAACGACGTGTATTATCGTCTTTTTTTTCATGGGCATCATCAGAGGGATATGTTCAGGTCAATCCGATGCTTAAAATAAAATCTATTCGAGTTGATAAACGAGTAAAGGAACCCTTTACGGATGACGATATGGAAGCTATCCGGGGTTCTGTCAGAAATAATTTTGAACATGCTCTGGTAGAACTTCTTTATTCAACAGGGATTCGCTGTTCGGAGTTGGTTCAAATACGCATTAGGGATATAGATTTTCAGAATATGCAAATGAAGGTTTTGGGGAAGGGCGGTAAAGAACGCTATGTGTATTTAAATGCCAAAGCGAAACGGGCCGTTCTGGCACATATGTCACATGGTCACGTAGATTGTTACCTTTTTCCTGCATCTCGGTCATCGAATCATATATCCACATCTTATGTTCGGCAGGTTCTGCATGATATAGGGAAGCGGGCCGGTGTCTCAGACGTACATCCGCATCGTTTCAGGCGGACTACCGCATCCATGGCTTTGAGTCGCGGAATGCCGATAGATCAAGTACAAAAATTATTAGGTCATTCGAACATTGAAACAACGACGTTGTATGCTATTACGGATGTTGAAAATGTGAAATCAAGCCATAAAAAGTATTTGAATTGATGAAACAGCTATGTGACATATTGGGAGCCGAAACCGTAGATTCTATTCCATATCGCCTAAATGAAGTTCTTTTTTACGGCGATTCCGACCGGGATCCTATTTACCGGGCTATATGTGATATGTATGCGAATGATTTAAGCTATGATTGGTTTTATGATTTTTATCAGAGCTTGTACGCACAACGCAAGGATTTGAAACAGGACTTTACGCCAAAATCTATTTCGGATGTCCTGTTGCGTATATCTTCGTCAGATTCAGCCAAAATCACCTATGAGCCCTCTGCCGGCACCGGGTCTCTGTTGATACGTCATTGGTGGAGATCGCGTAACAATTATTCGCTATTTAATTACAGTCCTATTGATCACATTTACATTTGTTCTGAAAAATCAAGTCGCAGCATTCCTTTTTTATTATTCAATCTCAGCGTTCGTGGTATTCAAGGTGTTGTATTTCATGAAGATACTTTAACAGAAGAGTGCTCGTCCATATACTTAGTAGCAAACATATTAAATAATCCCCTTTGTTTTTCACAAATAATTCGATTGAAAGATGAAAAAAACGAATATAAAATACTCTCCACAAGAGGAGGCGATGCTCAAGGAACTTTATTCTGACATGCAGAATTCCAATATATCTATTCTGCTCGGTCGTTCTGTGAATTCCATTGCTAACAAAGCATCTCGTTTGGGATTGAACAAGTCTAAATTGCATCTTCATAAAATAGCTGCTATGCCCAATAAAGGTAAATATAAATCAGGTCATGTGCCTCATAATAAAGGACGTCGCCAGCGGGACTGGATGAGCATGGCGGCTTTGTCTAAATGCACAGCAGCGCGTGTGCATCGACGTAAAAATACCCAAGGATATTTGGCTAAAGGTGTTCTGATTAAAAGAATAGACGGAAAGCTACGTAATGTGGCTCGCCATATCTGGGAGATTACTTTCGGGGCAATACCCGATGGTTATGTTGTGCATCATCTCGACGGCAATCTGCGAAATGTGAGCATAGAAAATTTAGAGTTACGTCGTAGGGGATGGAACTTAGGATACGACAGCGTAGCCGTAAAACAAAGTATTGCTTCTCGTCGTGCAAAGGCTCAACGCTGTAACTACCAAGGTAAATCAATAACAGAATGCCGATCTTATGATACAGATTGCATGCCTAATCCCATGGAGTTTATTATAAAACAGCAAAAATTATGACAGACCAAGTAACGAGCATCGAGCAGTCGAAGAAGCCCCAGTCCCCTCAGTTAACCTTTAACGAACGATAAAATGAAAGTCATAATCACCTTTTCGGGTGGCAAGGACAGCCTTGCATCGCTTCTTTGGACGCGCGAACATATCACCAAGAACTTTACGACCGTGTTTTGCGACACGGGGTGGGAGCATCCGTTGACCTACGAGTACATCAACCGGATCGCGGATAAGCTCCACTTGGATTTGGTGACGCTCAAGTCGAAGAAATACGACGGGATGGTCGATCTTGCCCGGCAGAAAAAGCGTTGGCCCTCGACGCGGGCGCGGTTCTGCACGCAGGAATTGAAGACGAAGCCCTGTATCGACTACGTGCTGGACGAGGTGCAGGACAATATGCTGATGATACAGGGCATCCGGGCAGCAGAATCGGCCAGCCGGGCGAAGATGTCGGCGCAATGTACGTACTTCAAGTACTATTTCGAGCCTTACGGTTACGACAAAAACGGCAAGCCGAAAAAGCACACTTATCGGGGCAAGGAGGTACGGGCATTCCGGGAGAAGTTCGCCGACGATTTGCTTCGGCCCGTGTTTGACTGGTCGGCGCAGCAGGTAATCGACTACATCCTCGACGCAGGATTGGAGCCGAACCCGCTCTACAAAATGGGCTACAAACGTGTCGGCTGCTGGCCGTGCGTGATGGCGAATCAGCGGGACATCCTCAATATTGCCCAGCAGGCCCCGGAGCGGATAGACTACATTGCCAAGATTGAGCAGGAATTACAATGCGGCGACCGGTTGCGTTCAGAATTTTTCGGCCCGGACAAAATACCTGCCCACGCAATCACCAGCGGAGAGAAATATCCGACGATTCATGATGTCGTGCGCTACGTCCAATGGCAGAATGCGACGGGCAGCCTATTCGACGACGATACAGCGACCAGTTGCATGAGCTTTTACGGATTATGCGAATGAATATGAAAACGGACAAACTGATCTTGGATGCCTGCTGCGGCCCACGTATGATGTGGTTCGACAAGCGGAACCCGCAGGCTGTGTTCATGGATATTCGGGACGAAGAGCATATACTCTGCGATGGCCGGAGTTTAGAGGTGCATCCGGATGTAATCGGAGACTTTCGACGTATACCGTTCGAGGATGCAACATTTCGGCTTGTTGTGTTCGATCCTCCACACCTTGTCCGTCTTGGCGACAATAGCTACATGGCGCACAAATACGGCAGATTGTTCCCCACATGGGAAACCGATCTAAAGCAGGGGTTCGACGAATGTATGCGAGTATTGAAACCGGAAGGGGTTTTAATCTTCAAGTGGTGCGAAGAGCAAATACCCGCAAGCCGAATCATCGAAATTTTCGGAGTGGAGCCGCTGTTCGGCCACAAGAGCGGCAAGAACTCCAAAACGCAGTGGATGTGTTTTATGAAAAATTAAACACAAAAGATAACCA